CCAAATGTATATGTAGATTCCGAATCAAGTCTAGAAACAGGTACATTCAGTGACTTGAATAATTTCTTTTGAAAGTAAATTAAATCATCAATATCGGCAAGATTATTTCCGCCCGGAAGTGTAGTTATTTCTGTACCCTTACCACCCTCTCTTCTTGGAAGCCAAAAATCTTCCATCATATTCATTTCATCTGAGGAATTGGTAAGCGTTCCTGTATTAGCATCATATATCATTTTATTACGATAACGATCCATTATCTCTTTGAGATGTTGCTCTGCCTTAGTTTTAGGCATATTACCAACATCAATATAAAATATTCTACGTTCTGGAGCACGCGCAAGTCTATATATAACCTGTGCATTCTCAGTCATTTTAAGTTGATTTGCAGGTCTAATAGCTTTATGGAGATGAGATAGAACCATCGCATTATTTCTATCAATCACCCCAGATGTTTCATAACATATAGAATCTTCAGATATATTTATTTCATTTTGCCCATTATTATAAACGTAATATTCGATAATATCCTTTATAATTTCAACTCGAGTTTGAGGATCAAGTTCCTTAACTATTTCCCGAACCTTTTTTATTTCAGTTGGGTTGATAGGACGAAGCTCAACGAGCCCTTTCTTAGAAGAAGATATATCTATTAGTTTATGATAATAAATTCTACCATCTATATACCAATTTCTAAAAATTTCATGACCCTGAGCATTGAAATTAAGAAGTTTTAATATTACTTCAAACTCTTCGTTGATAAGTTCTGAAATTTTCTCAGAATAATCTGAATCTGTTATGCTTATAGATACTGTTTGTCCGGTAGTACCATCTGCGATAATAGCTTCATTTATAATATCTTCGATTGCTTGATCAACTTCTGGTACAATGGCAATAGTTCTATACTGCCGAATTAATTCGTTTTCGCTTGCCGCTGTATCTGATTTCGCATTAACTGCCGCAGCAAAAAACCCAGACACCCCGACATCTAGAGCCCCATCATCATTGATTGGTGCTACAAAACTTTCTTTTTTCTTTTTCTTGGATTTTTTAAACGAGAACCCAAAAAAACTATTTTTCTCTGCCATATAATTATTTATAATATATTAATTTAAGGTTTAACCCAATAATCACCAGCTTCATAGTATCCGGCGGGTTCTTCTGTAGTCATGATAGGTGCTATGATATCATCTACTTCTGTATACTTTTCTCGGTAGAGATCATCTATATTTATAGAGCTTAGATATTCAAAATTTTCTATTGATGTATACCATGCAAGCATCACAAGAGTCATAACTATATCGTCTGTGGTTCCTCTTTCTGCTTCATATGATGATCCTTTTGCAACGAAATTGGAAAGTTCAAATACAGTATTTTCATCTTGTATAATAAGTTTATTATTTGAAATTAAATCTGATAATATAGAACAACCTATACGTTTGGTCGATTTTGTTGTACGAACTCCGAGAGCATATCTTTCGGTAGAAGTTTTTTCTGATATTAAATTGTCATATTCATATTCATAATTTAAGTCGGAAACTACAGTATGTCCAATATCATTCGACTCCACTAGAATATGTGCATTATTATATTGTATTCCAAGATTGTTAATAATCCTTGTATATATCTTAGAGGATGTCTTATTATCTCGGAATACTGCAACTTGTTTAATGGGGTATTGTGTAATATCGAATACAGTGGAGACTGAATAATCAAGACCTTTCCCGTGAGAAGTGTCTACTGTTATTATATACTTATTCCCCGTAATAGGTTTATCAAAGTATTTGATAGAATCGACTATCTCAACGGGTTCTGAGGTAATAATATTTCGAAGTACCCAAGACGATATTAATGTATTTGATGAACCGAGGGCGACATTCTCATGCTCCTGCATAAAATCTTCGAGAGATGTATTAGCAATGGTTTGATCTCTCCATTCCTTATCTCTTCCGGGAACATCATCCCATTTTACCTCAAATGGTACGAATTCATTTTCTCCGCGCTCTGCTTTAACTCGAATGGCATTGAAGTGATTAAGTTTATTGACTGTTGATACTAATATAACCTTAGATTCTTTACCAGAAGCGATCGTTGGATAAGTAGATTTATAAAATTCATCCCATCTCTCTACAAATGCCGCTTCATCTATTATTAAGCATGCAACACTCTGTCCACGAATAGAGGAAGATGATGTAGCACGTGCCATAATTCGACAACCATTTTCAAATTCAACGGTTCTTTTATTCCATTCGACAACATTGGGTTTGAGCCAATTCGGAATGAGTTCAAATGCGAGTTGAATTCGAGCAAGGATTTCCTGTGAAGTATCCCCCTTATTAGCGAGAATAGCAACTGTTTTATCTTTATTGAATAGTATATAATGAAGAACAAATACAGTCGTTGTGGTCGTTTTACCTGATTGCCTAGATTGCGTAACTATATTAAAACGTTCTCTTTCAAACTGTTTTAATAATGTTTTTTGATAATCGTAGAGAGGGATTTTAATTTTACCACGATCAACATGAACTATGGTGAAATAATTTTCTGCAAAATAATGTATATCCTTCGAACATTTCTTGAACTCGATGATTTGTTCTTCGGTGTAGGAATGTGTACTTAACCTCCTTGTAAGGAAGGGGTTATTGAGGTAGGGATCGCTCACTTTTTAATTAAATCAAGGAGATCAGTAGCCGACCCAACAAAAAGATTATTGTTAGTTACATGTTCTGGTTTAGAGGCGTTGAGCTTCATTTGCTTTTCATGAAGCGTAGTAATGTGAGAGGTAGTATCCCCAAGTGTCTTAATCAATTGACCTACAACCTCATATGCTCGGGGATGTTCCGATTGCTTAGCGAGTTCTATTAGATCCTCGAGGGCGACATTACCATTCTCAACTAAATTATAATAATTTTCTCGAGCATAGTCATAATCATTCTTAATGTCTTTTTCCATAGAGTCAGATTTAACAACCTCTTGCTTTTCGTAGGTTGTTAAGACCGTGGGTTCTACGTTAAATGTTTCATCGAGTTTCATTAGGCATCTTCCCAATTACTCCAAGAATCTGTAAATCCGAAATCATCATTCTCGGTGGCAGTTGTAGGATCGGGTTCGACCGAATAAGTTTGTTTTCTATTTGGCGAATTAACTGGTATATCAGCATACATTGAAGTGTCAACCTTTTTAATAACACCTTGTGATGTAACCGGACCATATAATTGAATTGAAGCGGAAAATGATAGGGTATAAACTATAGCTCTTCTTGAAACGAAATCTCCTTCATAAGAATCTTCATATGACACTGAATCGAGTATAATTGGCACATCCTGAATATTTTTTAATTCGGATGAATCTTTTATCGTCATTGTGTAAGATGGTGAAAATGTTGGAAGTATTTGCTCAATGATCTGTATACCATCATCCGAATTCTTTACCATTACAAATAATTCAAAACTTACTGTATATGGTACAGGAGAAAACTGTTTACTTATAGCTTTATCGTTAGAGGTTTTTGGTATTTTTACTGTATTAATTTTATTAAGTTTTCTAACCGAATCGTATGAAAACGATCCAAGTTCAAATCCTATGCGCGGAAGAGAAATCGCCACAGACTTCGAAAGATTTGGATCTTCCCTTAATCGTGCGAGGAACTTTTCCTTCGGACCGTATGATAACGGTATTTTCATTTTTTGTTTAATTTCACCCGCTTTATTCTTTCTAATGAGGTAAATATCATTAAACATTGAACCGAAACCAATAACGGTTCTTTTTAATATTTCGTGGTAATAAGGGTCTGCTCCTAACATTATATCTCTCCAAACGGATTAGAATCCGTAAAATCTATTATTTTATCAGACTCACCCTGGAGCCAATCATTGATAGAGCTCTTATCTATATCATCCATTGAATGTTCTTCTTGTAACATATTGTATCCATTTTCGAATAATAATGCACCACCATCAAGAGTAGATGTTCCATCCTCTAGTAGTATATCATATATATTGATTGAGTTTGTTGAGTGTAGATCCTCAATTCTATCTATTTGAGAAATACCAGTATCAAGAGCTTCATTTGAATATTCAAAAAGTTTACAGGTTAAGGTAAATACTGGAATATTATGAAGTCTTTCGAATTCTTCCTCTTCAACAAAGGTAATTTCAAATAATTTCTTTCTATTTTGAGAGGGGAAATATATTAAATCCCCTTCCATTGGCCGTTTTGTTGCTATAAGATTTTGATCAAGTGCCGTAAGTTGATTAAATCTGAATTTAGATACTTGGAATTTGGCTTCGTCTCTTAATTCAAGACCGAACTTAGAAAGGGCGTCTGCTTCTCCGGCACCAATCGATTCATTCTCATAATACATTTCGATAACGTAAGCATCATTGAATTCCGATAAAACATCTTCTCCAAATAATTTATCTTCTCGAACTAATTTCCTCGGGAGATAATAAACATCATGACCGAATGCTTTTATCTGTTCTATGATTATTTCTTCATAGAGCTGTGACTCTGGTTTATGTGCATGATTAAAGAACGTTGAAGTAGACATCGCTCTAACCTATCATAAAATCAAGTGGAGCTTGATATGTAGATATTATCTTTTCTTCGAGTTTTTCAATTTCCTCTTGTGCCTGAGTATATATAGTATCTGCATCAATTTCAACACCACCAATCATTGCGATACCTTTGAATTTCTGGAGGTTTTGACCCCATTGTCTTTTGATGAGTTCTGTAGCATATCTCTTGAGGAACATATCATTATAGAGTCTTACTGCCACGGAGGGATCGGTTTTTCTGTAGCATTCGATGATTATAGCATCACCAACATTAAAAACGTCCGTCCAAGTATTATCAAAATATAATTTAGAACTTAAATGATTAAATCTAATTGACGGTTTAATATTAAACATAGTATCAAGCATGTCTAATTTTTCCCGAGCCATTGAAGTGGAAACAAGATCTGCTCCAGGATTTAAATCAATTAAACCCGACTGTATCATTGCTGCTTGATTATACCAATTAGACCCAAATGCAGAGGACGGATGATATACATTGACAATCGATACAACCGAATCCGGTATGGCGATCCAATTATTTCGATCTGTCCAAATTGATGAAACGGAATCCTCTGTTGCTGTTACAGAATTAACGTTTACCGAACGATCGAGGTCAGCCTGTGTTATTGTATGAGACAGATATAATCTTTCAATCCCATCGTAATGAAATTGACCAAAATATTCAAGAGCATCATCTATTCTGTCAGAGATTTGGTCGATGTCGACATTAATATCAACAACTGGTTTGCCCAATTTTCGAAGACAATATTCAGATAATTCAGATTTTGTTGTTAATGCCATTATTATTCTCTATAGTTTCTCTGGATATATTGTGTTATTTATATTAACCGCAAAGATATATACAAGCGACGAGTTTAACTTCTGCGGGATCGGAAAAAGTAACATTCTCACGGACTTTACCTACTGTATAAGATCTAATAATATCGTCATCTTGTTTCATTCCTTTACCTGGAGTAGATGATGTGACAATTAAATCACCTGCTTCAAAATCTCCATTTTCTCCACATACATTAATGGCACCCTCACCTAATGCATTAATTTGTATAATATCGTTAGTATCCAGAATATTAGCAAATTCATCTTTTAATTTACTTCGTGATAAAGGGGGTGTATTTGTTGGGTTATCTTCTTCAGAAGCGGTTGCATTCTGAAGAGCATAGTGATTAGATAATTCCTCTTCCGTATATGGATGATCTTCTATTAGAACTGATGGTCCTCGTCCATTTAAAGTATCATTTGACGTTATACTTTTACCGTTAAATATACCAATTGTGGCTTTTTGGTTAGAAGCAGAAGATAAAACTACTTGAGTAAGACTTTCGGAAACGTGAGTAATACCTATAACTGACTGATCTATTAATATATCCCCTATCTCCGGAGATTCGCTTTTATTAATAACAGATAAATGAGCACCTGTAAATGGTATATATGCTCCTCCCCCATTATCAAAATCCCCACCTTGTGAAAGAATATTACCACCACCACTCCTAATACCGTGCCATTCCCCTGCAGTTAATGGGAACGAGGAACCATCAGAGCCTGAAAGATATATACCAACATGCTCAGTATGAGCCTTAGTTCTTGCAGAACTGCTAGAACATTGAATTTGACTTAAAAAGGCAATCTTAGCGGGATTGATAGCTGTGCCGTCATGATTGATCTGACTAGTGTGTATGTTACCGCTGGACCAGCCAGTATACTGATCATTCCGAGTATCAAATCCTGCATAAGTGTTCCCTATATGAGATGTTGATACAACTGAACCACTTATACTACGTTCTACTCTGACTCCGTAGGTGTCTGAACATATTTGAGTTTGACTGGTCCTACCCGTTTGTAGACTATCAGCTGAACTAACAAAATATCCTGCACAACCGGGCCCAATAGTATTATCAAAAGTACCTGCACCAAAGGCGTATCCAGCAACACTATTCCTAACCCATATAGGAGCTACAAGATTTTCCCATGATTCAATGTGAACTATTCCAGTATAACCACCACCCATTATTTGGGCAGCATTGCTGGTAGAAAGGGAGAAAACATTGTTCCCCGTTGCGCCCGCAACGGTTTCCACATATGATGAAGATTTAAGTGCATCAAGACTTAATGTTCCTGTATCGATCATCCCACCATCGATAACAGTGATTTCCGGGCCGAGTTCATTGCCGAGTGCAGTGTTAGTAAATGTTACAACACCATCGAGATTTAAATGATTGGATGCTGACGAGAAGCTAACAGAACTTACATTACCAGATCCTGCAGAAGATTCTGTACCCCAATATCTAGCCGCAAAATAATAGAGATTTGCATGAATTGTTGGCGGAGGGGTTGTAGACCATCCAGGTTTTAAACTGCCAAATGTTCCAGCACTAATATTATAGGAACTTGCATATGGGGTAGCTGGAGTAGATGAACTAGATTGACCCGCCGTAAGATATACGTGTCCTGACACAGTTAATAATCCATTAACACCGGTGATCGACTGACCATCTTCACCATCAGCAGCAACCTCTATTGGGTTCGACCAATCCGAAGATTCAACAGCGTCACTAGACCCTGCACTGGATGCTGTCGCCGTACACATCCATAATGATGTTCCCGTCCCAACAGCACCGAGATCTGACACCCAACTGTTGCCAAGGTTACTAGAACTCCAAGATCGGGTGGCAAAGTAATATGTGTGTGTACCACCTGGTTTTGAAGTAAGAGTAACATCAGATTTTTGATAAGCAAATACTACGGCATTATTCAGAGGTGTAATACCATCATTCCCAACCTTAGAATAT